TGGATCTCAAGTTGGATGAAGACGACACCATCGTTGATGTCAAATTTAAAACCTATGGTTGTGGTAGTGCTATCGCAAGTTCAACAACGTTTGTGGAGTTTCTAAAAGGCAAGACCTTGGACGAAGCAACACAGATAAGCAACACAGAGATTGCTGAACTGTTGGACCTGCCACCAATAAAGATACATTGTTCGGTATTGGCTGAAGAAGCCATTGAACGTGCTATCAAGGATTGGGCAGACAAGACCGCACTACGTAGACACAATCAGCAACAAGGAGATACTCATGAAGAAGACTAACGTCTATAGAGGTATCCGTTATAATGCTAATGATATGAAACCTGAAAGCAAACAAAAGAAGGAAGGTACATACAGAGGCGTTAAATGGAAAGAAGAGTCCTAGACTAATCTATGTGCCCTGTGCTTCTGGTTAAATACAGACATGAAAGCATTTATCACAGGCATAGTACAGGGTATCATAGTTCTAGTACCCACTTACGCAGTTGCGTTTTACACAGACAAGATGGTATATACCATACCAATGTTAGCGGCGGCAAGTTTTGTAGCGGCCAGCATAAGCAAACAGCCTGTTGAAAGAAAGGTAGATGATGTCAGTAAGGATCTCGGAAAAGAATAAGCAGGCACTAGGTGCTCTTCAGATGCGTAGTATTAACACTCGGCTTACAGAACAATATCCAAAGCTATTGGAAACGGTACACAGCCAAGCCAGCGAAAAGACCAAAGTACAAACCGTGTACAAGTTTATAACCCTATTGGAGGAACTGGTTGATGCGATTAATACAAGCTCTATTCCTAACAGAAGGTGACACCAAGCCAACAACACTAGGCAAGGACAATCCACTGTGGAGCCTATATGATATACACGAACGCATATTAAAAGACATAGCCTTGGGTGTTGATGAGTTTCTGATATTCCCCGTACCAGTTGCAAAGGAACAGGATCCTACATGGAGTTGGATAGGAGAAGCGATACACAAGATAAAAGATCGCTATGCATACGAAAGCAAACTAGCAGTTGACCTATGCCTATGTTCAACAATGCCAGATGGACATTGTCATCATCCTGAAGAGGAACGTAGCAGGGAACTAATGATCAACCAAGCACGAGCAGTACACAGGGCAGGAGCGGACACACTTGCACCCTCAGATTGCCAGCCACACACGGTTAGTGATATAAGAACACAGATCCCTGAAGCACACATAATGAGTTATTCAACAAAATTTCGAAGCACCTTCTACAGAGGATACCGCGAAGCTATGAGCATTGAAAAGGGTATTGAGAGAACCTATCAGCTTGACGTTAATGACCGCGAGGGTGCCATACAACGTAGTGTTGATTACAGCAACGATGGTGCAGATGAACTAATGGTCAAGCCTGGCATAACAGGAATTGATCTCATAGAACCAATCAAACAACGCACAGGTAAACCCTGTGGAGTTTTCCAGACGTCAGGCGAGTGGTTGGGTATAGGAGCACCCGGATCGCTTAAGGAAACACATGATGTATTCCAACGTGCAGGCGCTGACTATATGATTAGTTATGGTGCTAGGTTACTTTAGTTTTGCTACAGCTTTAACTATCTTAGCTTTTGTTTCACGACGATCAACTTCATAACCAAACTTACGACCGTAAGCTTCAAGTTCTGTTTTGGTCATCTTTTCAAGTTTAGCTTTGGATAGCTTTTTAACTTCGTCCTTTAGAACCAAAGGCTTAGGTTTCTTTACTGTAAAGATATTTTTAATCCATTTAAACATATTATATTCTCCAACTGTATTTATGCGTAGTTAATCCTGGTTATGACAGCTCAACTGTTGTTGTCGGATCCACTCTGCGTGTTGTTCAGCGGTTAGGGTCTGTTGCTGTTGCATAGCGGGTAATGGTTTTGATTTTGGTTCGTGTTTTGGTTTGCTAGTAGTGTCTTTCATAGTGTGTATATTTATTATACAGTTTGGACCCCGGGCGTGTTATGGAATGTGTGCAACGGAGTTTACACACGGGTAGAACGTATGCAATAAGGTGTCTTAAACGCACATAGACGTCTTTATAGCACAGTTTAGTACCTTACTAGTGTCAAAGTACTTAAAGTCTAAATAAGAGCCATTTAGACGGTAAAAACCATTGTTTAAGGCGTCTACAAGCACTATGGTTAAAAAGGGTGTAGCTCGTACAAAGAACCAATTTAACTGTATGGTGTTTACAAAGTTTACAAACGAAGGTATAATTTACAACCAATTACACTCGGCGCAGAGAGCCAAAAACCTCGCTACTTTTTTTGCTACCGCTAGTCGCTTTGCTCTGAGAAAAAATTCCGCTACCGATTGCTCTAAATGGCTTTACCGCTCCGCGGCTCTCTTAAGCCACGCATATCTGACCTGCGTCATAAATATATCTGGTCTATGGCCCTAGTTCATAAACACGTCATAATAAGAGCGGAAGTACTTGACCCGCCAACAGATGAAAACATAGCAAGTAATCAAGTTAAAGATCTCATTGATCAAATAGGTATGAAGATACTAATGGGTCCTTATGCAAAGTATTGCACCATGGTTGGGAACAGAGGATTAACAGTTGCCGCTATCATAGAAACGAGTCACGTTGTTATGCACAGTTGGGACGAGAACGCACCAGCACTAATACAATTAGATGTTTACACTTGTGGACCATTTGATAAGAGCATAGTGTTTAAATGGTTAAAACAATTCCAACCAACAAACGTCAAGTTTAAATACTTGGATCGTGAAACTGGTCTGAAAACTATAGCCTCGAGTCGCACTAAATATACTATATGAAAAAACATTTTAATAAGTTCTGTGCATGGCATGAAGGCCATTGCGAACGTATGCGTAAGTTACTAAACTTAACTCATATGCAACACCTTTGGATAAGTTTTGTTAAAGGTGTAGTGTTTGGTATTCTATTAATGTGTTTGATTTCATGTACTACTACAACAGCAACTGATGTAGCAAAGCCTAAACCAAGACCATCAACAATACAAAACATAGATGCAATAGGAAAAGTCTTAGGGTGTATGTTTGCACCGGCGTCTGAGGAATGTAAGAAGCTACGAGAAGATAGCAAGGAAGCACCTAACTTCGAAGATCAATAATGTTGACTTTGTGTTAATTTTAGGTATAAATTAATATTCTACATAAATACTACTGTAAGCGAAAGCAAGTTGAGGGCAGACGTTTAACACATAACCTTTATCAGGGAGAGGGCAATAGTAGATCCATTTACCGCTATAGCCGCCGCAACCACGGCATTCAACACAGTTAAGAGATTTGTTCAAGCCGGCCAGGACTTCGAAAACACGGTCGGGCAGATGGGCAAATGGTACACAGCAATTTCCGATTTTAGAAAAGGACAACAGATGCACAAGAAGCCTCCGTTGTTTAAAAAACTTTTCAACGCAGGTTCAGTAGAAGAAGAAGCACTACAATTATTACTACACGAAAAGAAAATCATAGAACAAGAAAAAGAATTACAAGCCATGCTTAACTTTCGTTATGGCTACGGTACTTGGGACGAACTTAAAGAGATGCGTCGAAAGATAAGAGACCGTAGAGAAAAGGAAGTTTATAAACAAGCACAGATGAGAGCAGACTTTGTAGAGATGATCCAGATAGGTATTGTAATTCTTGCACTTGTAGGGTTTGCAGGAGGTTTGTTATATTGGGCAATGACAACAAAAGGAATTATATAAATGTACTTGGACTCGTTATGGTTGTTGCTTTATTGGCTCCATCAGAAGTATGGGCCAAAGGAAAGATATATGGAGCCACGAAGCCGTACACGTACGAACAACAAATAAGACGTGGCGAAAGAGAACAGGTCAAGATGACAACTGCTCGTAGAGTGTACATGGGTCACATAGGTGACAACCTTGTATGCATTTATGTAGGAGCAGGTAAGAGCAACGAAACAATCGTTACTGGTAAAGATGATAACTGTATGGGCTCAATGATGATACCATATAGTCCTGATCCTGACTTCGATTGGAAGAAGACTCTCAAGATGATGGAATAAATATATACAGTTAACAGTTCACTGGCTAGGAGATGATTATGGCGTATAGTGATAAGGTGTTAGACCATTACGAAAACCCTCGTAATGTTGGTACAATGGATAAAGATGACGAAGGCGTAGGCACAGGACTCGTAGGAGCTCCCGCTTGTGGTGACGTCATGAAACTACAAATCAAAATCAAGGACGACAAAATTGAAGATGCGTGTTTCAAAACATTCGGGTGTGGCTCTGCTATTGCTAGTAGCTCTCTTGTTACTGAGTGGGTTAAAGGCAAAACATTGGGCGAAGCAAGGGAAATTAAAAATACAGCAATCGCAGAAGAACTTGCTCTTCCACCCGTAAAGATACATTGTTCCGTATTGGCAGAAGATGCCATTAAGGCCGCTATTGACGATTATAAAAAGAAACACACGGATTGATAGTGTGTTGTCGAGGTTGCTCGAATACGTTCTTTTCCGTCTAGTACATTGACGCAATCATGAACGTAATATAGTAGTCATGTAGTGCTATAAATGAATTAACTAAGAACCAGACTCCAACACTGGTTAAGGCGAATCCTACTGCCCATTTTGGTATACATTCTTCAATCATTTTTTCTTATCTCCTTTAGTTTCTGATATGTTTCTTGCCAACCACTTACTGGTATGGCCCAAGTAACTTCTTTACATTCTGCAAGTGAATAATCATTACCACTAGGATCCATTGCGTCACCAAAGAACCATAATGTATCTCTATGACTGAAGTCTCTGAGTATCTGACTTTTATCATTTCCTTTTGGTGCTATGTCTATGCCAGTATCACCTCCAACAGTTGCTTTCAAGTCTGGAAACTTCTTATTGAACCTTTCAGCAATCCTTACACGTTCCAACTGTTCCTTATCCCATCTAACATACAGTTGTCTTTCTCCCATTGTAGCATTACGTCCGACCACACTAAAGTTTACCATGCCTGATCGTTCTTCAATATGCAATCCAGTTCGTAATCCAAATTGACTGTCGTCAAGTGTTTGTTCTAACCATTGTCTAGTATCTTTAGGAAGTGTCCAAGGATCTGAATAAACGTTCTTACTACCTTCGTATGCGTCACTGCCTGAACAGTTGTAAACACGTTTGCAAAGACTGTATATCTCTTCTCCTACTTGTTCGATAGTTTTTTCTCTATCACTACCTGTTACAAGATAGCAATCTCTTTCTGCACAGAAGTCTGAAAAGAAAACTGCGAAGTCGTCATTAATAGTTTGTCTACTCGGAGTTAGTGTTCCGTCCACATCAAATATATATTTGTTCATAGCCTACCTCGGGTAGCCAAGCCAATGTGATAAATTTTTTGGTTCGTCTTTATAAAGTTTGTTGCTGGTCTCAACTAACTTGGGACCAATCTGTTTGTGTGTAAGTCTTTCATTACCTTTAAGTATGTGTCTACTAAATCCAGTTGTTAGATCTAATGTGTTACCTGTTAGCACACTATTAACACACTTGGTTGCCATAACTTCATGATTGTCTTTTATCATATGATTATAGCGAGTATCTATTCCATCAGTATACCATTGCTCATCATCTTTCTGTGATACAAACTCTGCGTTACTAACTGAACCTGTCATGTCTCCATACACTTTAATAGTGTCTGTGTAATCAATGTCAACTGTAAATCCAGGTATCAGTAACAAAGTAAAACCTATCTTACGTTTAAGTTCTTTGATCCAGGATACTTGATGTTCCAATCTAAATGAATCTAATTCGTCTCTTTGTAAGTAATTCACATAACCTCTTACTGCTTCAACATGACCTTTCTCATGCTTTTTAGCAAAGTTATCCCAATTACCTATTCTATAATTAGAAAGTTCAGGCTTGTCTTTGAAGAACCAATATCTATATGGGCTAGTAAGAACAATTACAACAATGTCATCTTTAGTAATCTTATCTTGATTTTCTTTTACTTTAGACATTATCCATTCGTTACTACAACCGATGATGCTGTCATTAAACATAGCATCTACTCGTAGCTTATCTGCTAACTGTCTTGTCCAGGTCCAATCAGTTTTATAATCTACTGTAAATGAATCTCCGAATATGTATAGTGTTCTCATTACCACCAACCTATTGCTTTTGCGTTACCTAATATAATCATTAAGCACGTTAGTATGTGTAGTACAATCCAAAACGTTCTAGCCGCTAGTGCCTTCTTTACGTCTTTCATTGATATCGGTAGGAACTCTGGTTTATCTTCATCATTGATGCCTATTGGCATACCAACTGTTCTAGCCCACGTTTTTAGAAAACGCCTCTGTCCGCTCATTACTCGTCCTCATCATTGCCTAAGTTTTGTAAGAATGTTCTTAACTTTGTACTATCTGTTTCTGCTCTAATAGGTTTAACTATTTCTCCTTGTGTTGGTTCTTTAGGAGTGTCAGGTTCCTTATCTTGTGTTACGTTGCTAGTTCTCTTAAGTCCTGCCATAACACTTGAAGTTGTGCTTTGACTATAACTGTTATCTTCATCTTCTGCTAGATCAGTAATACGTAAACAGTCTATATCAAATTCTAAATCTATCTTTGCACCAACACCACTAGAACTTCTAGTCTTCATAAGTTGTATCTGATACCTACCACGTTCACGCATAGCTCTACTTGTAAAGATACCAATCACGTTATCTGCTGTTTGTATCTTACTCAAGCCTCCTGCAATATGCGAATGATCAAATTCAATCTCTTCAACACTAGCTCTGTTCAACTGCGATGCAGTAACAAATATTATTTGTAGTTCCATTGCCAAGTTTCTAAGTTCTTCTGATACAAACTTATCCTTAACAAATAAATCACTTGGACTTACTTTCTTGCTCATTGGCATTAACAAGTCTAAGTAATCAACTAGTATAACATCAATCTTTCTATTGTTCTTAACTTCATATTCTTTTATAAAACTTCTTATATCGTTTGCTGTCTTACCACTTGGCATATACTTGATCTGAAACGATCCTGCTTTCTTGCCTGCCATCTTAACTTTCATTTCAACAGTATCAAGATCTCTAAATATTTCTCTGCTTGGAATATCAGTCATCATACTATCAACTCTCATAGCAACCAAGTTCTCACTTAATTCTAGTGTTAAGTATACAACGTTCATTCCGTTCAATGCCCAGTTGCAACCTAAGTTTGCTAAGAACAAACTCTTACCTGCACCCGAACCACCTGCAAAAATGTTTAGCTCACCTTTGTTAAAGCCACCAAACAGTTTCTTATCTAAGCTCTCCCAACCAGTACTTACTTGTCCATTGTTATCTTTTAATCCCATAAGTCTACCTTTAGGATCTGCAAAGTAATCTATACCTAAGTCTTTTTGTAAACCTATCTGTACTGCCTCTTTGATCTTAGTTTCAACTGGACCATACTCACCCTTTTCAAGTAAGTCTGCACTTTCTAATATAGCACGTTCTAAACTTTTATGTCTACTAAAAGTTTCAAAGTCATTAAGCAACCAATCATAATGTTGATCATTAAGTCCTTGTGGAACTTCTAGTTTAGTTTGTGTACAAGCACTATTAACAATCTTTTCTGTAGGAAGTGTATTGTGTTCATCAACAAAGTTCTTTATAAACTCGGCTGTTGGTTGTAGCTTACGATCAAAGTTCTGTGGATCAAAGATACCTTGGCAACGCACAAATGTTTGTGCATCGCTTAACATAATTTCCAAATAAGTTTTTTGGATCTCTATTCCATAGTCAGTGTTTTGCTTCATACCTTATTATACCATATTTTATCATCAAAGTCAATGTGTTTGTTGTTCAATGCCAAAACAGCACCAACACAACTACCTGGATCTCCAGGATTCTTAGGAACGTATATATTAGCCCAGTTCTTTCTAATACCGTCTACAGCCACCTTATTTAAAGCACAACCACCCGTTAAGATTAAGTTATGACTTGGCAACGTTTTCAAGCACCACTTACTAGTTGACTTAACCATTAACTCAAAAACAAATTGAGTAGCATTGGCTAGTCTGCTCATATCATTTTTTGTATACAATTCAGGCTTATACCAATTTGCACCTTTGTGTAAGTTATGTTTAAACTTAACACCTGGAACTGATCCGTCTAGTGGATCTTGTATAAACGTTTCTATCATATCATTAACAAGTTGTAAGTTCTCTTGTGTAGAAATATCTCTACCCATGGGTTCAACTAGATACTCATCTCTGTTAGCTTGTAGTCCTAGTCTTTGTGTCATTGCACTATAAAATAATCCAACACTATGTGGATAGCTTTGTGAATAGATTTGTTTTAGTTTATTACCTTCACCCATCCATACAGTAAACGTTTCATACTCACCTATTGAATCCAAACATATTATTGTTGCATTTTCTAATCCGCTAGTGTAGTAACCATATGCCGCGTGTGCTCTATGATGTCTAACATACTTTATAGGTTGATATAGATTCCATTTGCTTAGATATCTTTTAATGTTGTTCTCGCCAAACAACCAACCTTGACCTGCTTGTAATTGACGTAAACTTTTAAGCCAAGGTTTTTCATACCAAACAATTTTATCTGGTCGAGGTAGTCCTTCTGTGATTGTGATATGTTGTAGCATATCATAATTTAAATGCGGGTCGTGTTCTATGCCACTAAAGTCTTTTGATAGTCCTGCCCAACGACATTTTAAATCCTTGAACGGTCCTTCCTCAAAGACTGCCACACTTGCGTCATGACTGTTTCCAACTATACCCCAAATGATCACTTACGTTTCTCCTCGATCTTATCTGCAAGTCCGTATGCAATAGCTTCTTCGGCAGTCATAAACTTATCACGATCCATGTCACGTTCAAAGTCTTCATATGTCTTACCTGCTGTGTTATGTTTAACATACAGTCTTGTTAAATGTTCTTTTAAATATTGTATCTCTTTGTAACGTATTTCAATATCACTTGCCATACCTTGAGCACCACCACTTGGTTGGTGTATCATTGTACGTGCATTAGGTAGTAGAATACGTTTGCCAGGTGTACCTGCCTGTGCAAGGAATGATCCCATGCTACAAGCCTGTCCTAATACTATTGTGCTAACATCACTCTTGATATATTGCATAGTATCATATATGCTCATACCACTAGTAATAACCCCACCTGGACTATTGATGTAGAAGTTAATTGTTTTATCTGGTGCTTCACTTTCTAAGAAAAGCATCTGTGCAACTACAACGTTTGCACTATTGTCATCGACAGGACCATTCAACATTACAATTCTATCTTTTAATAGACGACTGTAAATGTCGTATGCTCTTTCGCCTTTGTTGGTAGACTCGACTACCATGGGTATTAAGTTGCTCATTTATATTCCTTTTACTTTTTTATAAATTTTGTGTAATACATAGAACCAAACACCATTAATGCTCGGCTCGATCAAAGCAACTGCACCTGCCTCCCAGAGACTTGCTCCAGTCATTATACTTACAACAGTCATTGCAATTACGATGTGGCCTAGTGTATAGACTAATGCTAATGTCAGACTAGAAGCAGTAAGCATTTTTTTAAATGCTCCTTGTATTCCTTGTGTGAATTCTGTCATTATTCGTTCCTTTCTATTCCATACCCATTACATTAAAGCTCATGCTAGTTCTAGTAACATCACTCTTGAATGGATATACCGTATGTTTAAGTCCTGCATGAAACAATAAGAAGTCACCAGTCTTTGGTATTATCTTATGTGTTCCGTTTGCACCAACGACATCAGGACCATACAAAAACTCTATCTGTCCAGGACAGTTCATGTTAGTGTCTTTTGTATATTCCTCGTTAGCAATAACTTCTGGTACATCTATATAGACTACTGCACTAATCATTCCTGAATGACTGTGCATTGGATTAAACTCATCTTTGATTTGATAGTTAATCCAAGGACCTGTACCTAAGTTAAAATTAACGTTGTCGAAACTTTTTTCTTCACCAGGAGTAAGTAAGTGACTATCAAATCTATCACTTTCGAATTTCATATACTTCCTGATGTGTGGTTGTATAGTGTTTGTAAACTTCTCCATATCTTTGACTACTATGCCTTTTTGATCTTTTATATTGCCTGCTAAATCATGGCCGACATTCTGTCCTTCTTTAGTATCCTGTGCAACTTGCTGAAGATACCATACTTCATCCTTGTCAAGTACACCGTGGTATATAGTTGGACCAAAGGGTCTTATAAACTTATGCGACATGATAGTTTAATATTCCTGTTAAAAATATAAATGTTGCTATAGCATTAATAAAAATTAAAGCTCTATCGTGCCACAGATATCCAACTGCACCCCAACCTATTACTCCAACTAAATGAAAGTATAAGTTCCAAGGAGTTACTTCAGCACTTGTTAATGCCATACCGATAAGGATAATAAAACTTGCATTCCATTTGATATACCAACTTAAATCGTATTTGGGTGTAATTTTCTTGAACACTCTTGTACTATCCAATGCTTTAATCTTATCGTCCAATTTCTCTCTCATGTCTAATGCTTTGTTGGTCCTTTAATATCCTGAACTTCATCTCTTGATAAAAAGATAGCCTCCATTATATCATCGTAGTCTTCTTTGGCTAGTGCTGTTTTATAAATCTTAATTGCCTGAGCACACATTACTCCTGCAACTTCTAGAGGATCGTATTGTCCAGATGCTATTAGCTTGTTAGCTTCAGCTTCTAATATACGATAGCACTCTTCTGTTTTATCTTTTTGTATCATGTTAATCCTACTTGTAAATAAATGGGTCTTTCTTTTGTAGCTCTTTAATTCTTTTCTTGAACTTTCTACGTTCCTTCCAATCTTCAAAGAAGCCTTTTATCTTGGCCCATAAGTTTTTTAACCAAACCATTTCTTGCTCCTTAATTTAATTTTTAGTTCTGTATCTTCTGTGCTTGATACTAGTGTATGAAGTGTGTACATTCTACCGTACTTAATTACTGCGTCATTTACATCTTTAACGTCTTCGTCCCAATCCGGCATACTTACTGACCAACCTAGTTCTATTGCTTGTTCCATTAGTTTGTGTCCGTTATCATCACGATCCGGAACTAGTATTACTTTCTTATTTAACGCATTTATGGCCAGGGCCTGTTGATCTTTGACTTCGCTACCCAATAGTGCAACGCCATCAACACTAATGGCATCAAATGGTCCTTCAACTACAATACAGAATATTCTTTGATAGTTTTGTGCATCTAAATTAAAAACATATCCTGGTTGTTGTTCACTCATGTATTTTGGACTTCCATCATTTACTTTACGTGCAGTCCAACCTACAACTCTACGTTCACTATCATATTCCTTATGATAAAACGGAACGATCAATCTATCTTTATAACCTAGCTTAGGTGTCCAATGAAAGTTATAGTCGTCAATATAAAGTTGTCTAGTCTTCATATATTCCAATACCTTAACTAAATTTTCATCCATGCCACTCGGCTCTAATGCTTTCCAATCTGCCCATGCACTTATTGGTCTTGCACCTTCTGGCAGATCCTTGTCGACGAACTTCGGCAGTTCTATAATAGTATCTTTGAAACCTTGAGTCTCATTCAACTGTAGAACTGCCAAAGCTAACTTTGTTATAGTATCGTCTGAAGCGCCTAGCCATTGTAATAGTCTTTTCATTTTGCCAGATAGCTTACGACCTGACTGCCAACTTGCCTTATAGCCACAGTTAAAACAATGATAGCTTACACCATCTCCTGTGTTGTTCTTAATCAATCCTCCACGTTGTCGGGTGTCCTGAGTGGTACCATTGTGATGACAACATGGAGCATTAAAACTAGTCCAACCAGATGGAGTTGTTTTCCGTTTGCTCGGAAGATGTGAAAATACTGTATCAAAAACTAGACCACTCATACTAATATTATAGTATAATATGTCTAGAAAGTCAACTAGTTTCTTATTAAAACTTTATCTATTGTGCCGTTTTCTTTTGTGTATCTAATTCTTAAATGGTTGTATACGCCATTAAAGTTTATATACTTTGGTGTACTAGGATTGGATAATGCTAGTGTTCCTACTGTACCCCAATATGTGCTACCGGATATTGTATTGTCCAAAGTAGCTTGTACCAAAACATCACCAGTAAATCCTGTTGAATATACTGCCGCAGTATGTAATGCTTCGTTACCATTCTTAGCCGGCTCGGCTGTGATTGTTTCACTGTTATAGATGTTTGTACCTACACCTGTTTCAGTAAATGTTTTTAGATTGTATGTGTCTGCTGGACCAGGAAACGCATCACCTTCAACCTTAATCACACCTTTAGCACCGTAGTGAGAGTTTGCATAAGTTAGTGTCTTGTCGCCACTTGTTGCAACCATATAAACGTTGTAACTACAAAACTGTTCTTTTACGTTTAACAGATCGTTCTCTGATACTGTTACTGTGAACTGTCCTTTATACAATGGTGTTGATGTTTCTTTAATTGTTCCGTCACGTTCAACGATCATCTTATTGTTTTCGTCAAACATAACAAACTTAGGCGTGTAAGTGTTTAGTATGCTTACAGGCTTCTGGTCTGGGTTCTTAATCTCAAAGGTCAAGACATTATCTATGCCTCTGTAGACTGTCATGTTTCTCTGGTACACTGGTCTATACTCCGTTATGTTATTAGTCAGATCTGCTATGAGTACTGACTTATTGGTTGCTAAATATCGATATGTTAACTGCATACGTATATTTATCGAGAAAAAATTAGAATGTTACTTAAAGATATAGAAACAAATTTCCCCTTTTTAAGCATCGTACAATACGGTGGCAACGAGTATGTTGGTATTATAAACAACCAAGATAACTTTGTTACAAGTATGTATGTGTACACAATGCTACGTACAGATGAAGAAAAGAAACACTTCATAGACATGGGAGAAGTATGGTGGTTTGAAAGCAACCGTACACTACCCATAAGTATATTCCTTCCTAAGGAGTTTGACCTGTTTAGACATTGTCTAGTTACAATGAACAGCAAAGACGTAAAGGTTACTACTGGCCCTGTAGTAAACATAGGCAATCTTGCAATTAAACGAGTCAAAAGAAAGAGCGTTCAATTGATGAGAAAGCCTAAAGAAAAATGAAACTAGTTGTAGCAGGATGTAGTTTTTCAGACTACATGGAAAAGAATGATAGTGTGTACGGAGATACACTTGCAGGATTCCTGGGTGCAAAGTATGTACACCACGGAGCAGGATCAGGATCCAATTGGCGTATATGGCGTGAAGTTGGTAACATGGTTTACAATAACGAGTTTGCTCCAGATGATATTCTTATAGTACAATATTCTAATAACGAAAGACAAGAGTTTTGGTCAGCTAATCCACCAGACAAAGATAGAATAATTAATGGCGTGAAAAGAATGAATCTACGTGAACAAGGACCAGAGTATGGTAGTATCATTAGATGGAAGTTTGATTCACACACTTGGTTAGATAAACCTTATCCTAAGGAAGGTAAGTTTGCAAAGATGTATCAGAACGGACACGTATCACAAGGCTTCACCCAATTACAATTTAATGCACATAACTTAATGTTTCAATCGTTGTTAAAAGAAAAGAAAATTAAAACTATATTTTTACGTTCAAGAATCAATGAAGGTTATGACTTAGAAGAGTATCATGATAAAAATTGTTTTGCAGAATCGGAAGAAGATAAACAAAACATAGAATTAAGATACCAACCTGAGGATCCATCACATCTTAATAACAAGGGACATCTTAACCTTGCTAAAAAATTACTGCGACATATTAAAGAATTAGACTGGAAATAAAGTCAAAAAAAACCGCCCTAGTATTTCTACTGGACGAACGTGTTGGCGCCTTCTCCCAACTTGCGAATCTCTTTTTGTTATATGTATTTATCTATTTGTATCTTTTCGGACTTAATTTAGGTCTATAATGCTGTGCTTTGAATAAACTATTATGTATAAACTGTGTGACCTTGTTGTGCATACTTCTATGATCACCTGTTAGCACTTCCATTTCATAGTCTTCTCTCTTAAAAGGAATCACTTGACATATAGGCATACCATACTCTAATGTTATTTCTTCACCCATAGGTGCAGTAAAGAAACTATTAATGTGTGCTTCATGATATAAGTCTGTATCTATTATACCATTCATTATTTCTAAGTTGTTGTGTTTGTTATAGTAAGGTGCAACAAACATACAACTATATCCAGGAGGTGTTTTTACAAACCAAGGATTCATTAATTTAAAACTACCATGAAAGGTATCAGGACCAAAAGGATAAGCATCCATCTGTTCCATAGGGTGTGTACTAGCACCAAACATACTTTGTTGTCCACCTGGCATTCTCCATCTTATGCCTTGTGGTTGTTCCTGTGTTTCAGGTACACGTACTACTTTGTAATCACTCCACAAAGGAATAACATAACCTTGATTGAGAACATCTAGTATGCCTGGACAACTCTTTACAGTCTTAGGTCCACCTCTATCTTCAAGTTCTTGTGACATAGGTACTTCAGGAGTCTTTTGTTTCTTAAACCATTCAGGCCAAAACTTACTCGCTGGTACGGGTGGCAAACTTTCTTTAAGTTCGTCAAAGTGTGTAAAAAATGTTACCTTAGTTGTTTTCATATAGTTGTTCGCATATTAAATTCATCTGCACTACTATTGCGTGTGCGTATGCAACTGCGTGTGCTTTCTTAAAAAAGTATTCTCCACTACTTGGCTTTGTCCAAACTTCCTTGTGTATCTCCTCCCAAGAGCTGTCTTGCAGATATCTCTTTGCGGGTCTTATTATCGCCAGTGTCGCCGCTAGTTCCAATATCGTTTTCGGCTTCAGTTTTTTTAGTAGGGAACTGTGTTCTCCTACGTGAAATAATTTGCTTGTGAATTCTGCTTCTGTGAGTAAATCCCATAATGGTTCCTTTGTCATAAGTTTAGTAAGATGCTCTTCATCTTTTAAATCTTTGTATAAACTAACATTAAGAAAGTCTAGTTTAAAATATCCTCTATCTTCTGCTGTCTTATGATCCAAAGTAGATAACATATCAACAGGATTATGCGGAACTTCTGTTACATATACACCTGTGTTATGTTTCTTATTCTTGTCTAATCTTGCAACACGATGTTCTAGCTTATCTAGTATAATGTCTCTATCAGCAAAGTCAATATCAATATCTGGCATTATCTATTCTCTTCATAACTTGTTTTAAATGCTAAAGTTATTCTTGGTTTGTTTGTATTCAGAGGTGCATGGCCTTTGTGTAGTTTCATAGCATCAAAACAAACTAATGTGTTTTGTACAAATGGAACTGTTTGTTCTTCGTATATTTCAAATGCACCACTATCTGGAAGTGTTTCACTTGCCATATAAAGACAAGTTAAGTCACCGTCATCTGAATGAAAGTCGCTCTCCATTCCTTCGTGTTGTATGTTTATGTACATTCTAATTAAGTTTAAATCTTTGTTTAAGGTCGTTTTAAGTTTAGTAAACAAGAAGTCGTTCAACGGTTCATGTGGGTTCATTTCTGAAATATAAAATTCTTTAGCACCCTTAACAGATCGTTGACCAAAGTAGTGCGGATAGTCATACGTAAACTTATTGTCTAAGTATTTTACCATATCTTCTTCTAGCCAATTATCAATCTGTGTATACATTATAATCCTGCTTCTTTAACAATTTCTTTTACTAGTTCAACATCTGCTACGCCTCTTTTAAAACGCATAGCCCAATGATTAGGTTGCATTACGTGATATACTATTTGTAGTTGTTCATCATTCATTTTACCTAACATATCTTTTCCTGTTTTACAATTTAATATTAACCATGGACTTACTTTGCCATCTTTAATATCTTGACAAACTCTATTTAAACTTGCATAGTTAAAGTAGTCTTGCCAACGTGCTTCTTTATCATCACCCCAGTCCATCATAGTCTTTACACTACGTTCCAAGGCAGTTTCAACATTCTCTTTTAGTATTAGCTCTAGTGCATAACGTTCATACATTTCTTCTCTGCACCAATGATCTAATCTTACTCCACTTGTAACAACATAGTCAACATACTTTTCTGGATACAAAGGACGTACATTGTTTACAAATGATCCAAACTTTACAAATGCATTGTAGTATGGACTATCACAAAACTGTTCATACGTTTTGTTTTCTTTTGCTTTCTGACATAGCTTATAGAATCTATTGAATGTCAAATAGCCTAGTTGTACACGCCTTTCATCTTTTTGAAAGTGTCTACGTTTCTTTTCGCACATATGAACTGCAAGTGTTTTCTCTCTTGTAAAACTTGCACCACAGTAAGGACACGTAAACGGTTTAGAGTTTGACATCTTTCTTATCCATTCCGAGGTCTTCTGCGTATTGTTTAAGTTCTTTTGTTGTAGATAGTTTAGCAAGTAAGTCTACCTCATCTTCTTTCATGTTAGGGAACATACCCTTTAAAAATTTAATTACTTTTGCATCACCACTCTTTTGTTTTAGTCCTTGCCAAATGTGTTGTTTGCTAGAACTTTTTGCATTGTGTAGTGTGCATAGTAACTGCCATTGTAGTTTAGGATGTCTAGTACCTAACACATTCCAATTCTTGTTGTAGTTCTCGTTAGTTAATACAACAGCCAATTCCTTTGCTTCTCTTGTACCAGCAACAGAACTAGCATAGCGATTCAATAACCAAAAGTTAATCTCTTTTCGCTCTTCTTCTGTCCACTCATCAAATGCACCTTTGCCATTCATATCCATGGCCATGAAGATCTCATTCAGTGGTAATTTTCTTTTCGGCTTCATCTTTTATAGTATACCATATTGTACGCAATTTGTCAAGTTGTTTTTTGAGTGTTGGATAGTGATCTGATGCTTTTATCATATCCTGATATTCGAACGAATCGAATAAATCCATTTGTTTTGGTTCGCCACCAACAACCCATCTTGGTATTTTATTATGTGGTGCATCTCTATATCTTGCATAAACTACACCATCAGCTCGTTCGTAAATGAGTGCCTCTCCAGGTATTAAAGTACCCACATCACTTCGCTTTGCTACCAGCAGTACGTCTTACAATATCATCATGATTGAACTCAGCCCAATATAATTCAAATGCAACACCGTCTTCCAGTCCTTCGAATTGATGTACCTTGCCTGGTTTGACCTGTGTAAAGTCACCAGCTTCTAAAATGGTTTCGTCAACAAGTCCTTGATCTTCTTGCCAAACTCTGACAATCATCTTACCCGATTCAACAAAGAACCCGTTCCATTTATATTTGTGTTCATGTTCTGAACACTTGAAACCTTTCTTGTATTCAATGCGGTGAAACTCAAGCACACCATTTGCATGGATAAGCTCTGTACTTCCCCAAATTTTTCCTGCCTTCATAATCACTCCTTAAATGTAAATAGTTTTTCAACGATATGTCCGTCGATGTTAATGTAACGTCTTGTATGTGTTGGAAACTCTCTTGGTGTTACACCATGTAAGCTGTTTAATGAATTTAAAAAACAAACCATAGTGTTACGTTTGTATGGTACATGATCTACCTTTTCAATGTCATCTGGATCTACCTTTCGTCCTTTTATTGCTTTCCATTGTACGCCATCTTTGTTTTTGTAAATGTTTAATCCTCCATCTTCTTTCATATCATTTGGATTTTTAAAATAAAACAAACAAGCAAACAATTCTTTTGCTTGATCAACGTGTGGTGTACGTATTTGTTTTTGATCAATAGCATTGATCACAAATTGCATTTCCATTCTTACACTTGAACCTTGTGGAGCCTTTCTTTGGCTTACCTCTGCCCTAATATATTTTGTATACAAGTCTTCCGGAAACTGTCTCATTTCAACTGCTCCTTTAGGATACAGTGATGTAATACCTTGTCTAAATGCACGTAGTAAGTTATCCTTAAATTCTTTGCTAGTATGATATGCGGCGAAGTCACGCCATAAAGGAGTTACAACATTTTCATAATCAAACTCGTGTTGCTTGTAACGTATAGTACCAAAGCCTCTTGTTTCATTTGATGTACAATGTTGTTCTGGGTATTCTTTTTCTAGTCTTTCGTACAAGTCCCAGGGTAACACTTCTGGAATGTGTATGTATGGAAACGGGTCCATCTTTAGATGCTCTGGTTTAAAATTTTGTAATACACTTAACTGACTCATTTATACTTTGTTCCGATCTCATCGCTAGTTATATTTTCCCCACTATACAAGTGTTGTTGTGGAATCTCAAAAGGCTTGTCTACTTTCTTTTTCATTATTGCACAAACCATAGGGTCACGTTCCCAAGTATCTAATTGGAAGTCACCTCTATAACCCTTGTACCTTCTTAGCTTTTCAGTAGGACATTTCTCAATGCGTTCACCATTACTAGCACCGATCCATAAACCTTTTAGATCATAATCGTTTTGTAATGACAAGCAAGGATACAAGTTAGGTTGAGTGTTAAAGAAGCCATGATCAACCCAACGATAAAAAGGTAGTACGTGAATCATGTATCCACCTACCTTTGTTAGATCGTGTGTGTTTTTATAAACTGTATATTGATTGAATACGTGTTCACCAGTACCGTTGTTAGTTACTAGATCAAACTGTTCAGTCCAGTTATATTCTTTGCTAATGTCTGTGTTAAGATCCATAGCAACTGCATCCATGTCTGTATTAACATCAATTGCTAGGTACTTTGTAAATCCTAATCCTATAAAAAATTCTTTTGTTGTTGTTGGCTGTGCAGTTTTTCCTAGGCGTCTATATAGTGTAGCTCTAGATTTATTATTCTTTAATCTTTGATTACCAAGTTCGCAAACTGTAGGATTTGGTTTGCTTAGAATGTCATCTACTACACTATCAATCGCAGTTGTGATTAAATTTGTAAAAGACATTACTTCTCCAACACTACGATATATTTGTTATTAGGATGTACCTTACCTTGTTTATCTGTTCTTGTTTTTTCTATAAATTCGTGATGTACAAATTTAACACCTGGCATATTCTTTTCTATTTTATCTTTCCACCAACCTGGAGTCTCAACAATTAAGTGTGCGTTACGTCCATCTGGTAAAAACTTTTTAGCAGGACTTGTAGCAATAATTAAGAATGCGTTTTTGTCAAACGTTTCGTATATATCTTTTAAAACGGAGTCTAAGAATACAGGTTCAATGTGTTCTAATACGTCTGTGCTTATTAACATATCCCAAGAACCAACAGGTCTATTTTGAAATGATGGATGCCCTGGATCCCAACCTACTGCATTAATGTCTGGATATGATTCATGTAGTGCTTTTACTACACCCCCTTTACCACAACCGTAATCAAATATAGTCTGTGGTTTAAATTCTTTTAGCCATTTCTCAATAGCTTTTAGCCCTTTTGCATCTCCAAAAGATGCTTTCTCGTCATGCAGTTGTGATAACTGATGTACATATTCCTCACTTATTGTTTTCATTTAGACGTCCTTCCTGCCGTTTAATATTCTTAATCGACTTGTGGTAACTTCCTACCGATGATATATTAGTACTATTTAATCTATTCATTTCAGCATCGCTCACGAGCTGGCATTTGATCTCAACAGGTTTTTCGGACATTGGTATTAATTGCAACCAAGGGTCGCCAGTATTAATTTTTACTTCTGTACCATGTTTAACCATTATGTTGTTAAGTACTGCGTGTTGATACTTGTATTCAATAATACCAGGTACACCCCAGTATGCAGTTGGGTCTTTCATGTGCCATTCAGGTTTAATCCACACCCATTTAACTCCAGTTGCTTCTTTAATTAACCAAGGACTACCAACCTTAACATGAGCATAGTCTGGCTTATGGAAACTCCAGTCTTGTTCATCATGTGGTAATAGTGCAGTATGTTCTGGAAACACTCTTTGATCTAGTCTACCCATCTTGTCAGCTTTAAGATGTAGTTCGCACCAACTAGGAAATATAACACCTTGCTTTAGTATTTCATTAATAGCAGGACATTGTTTCATGCTACTAATTGGTACAGGACTTCCATCTGTATGTAAATTTGTATGTGTTCTTGTAGCTGGTAAGCTCTTCCACCATTCAGGAATAAAGTTCTTTGCCAACGTAGGTTGACATTGATCCATTACGTACTGTTGGTTAGTAAATGCTTCTAGTACTATTTTATCAGATGAGTAATCCATAATCTATCATTTCGCTTTGTCTTGAAATATCTTTTATAAACCAAGCACATAGTGGTTCTTTACCTTCTGTGATTGGAACTCCTAGTAACTGTCCGTTTTTAGTTTTAGGAAAATACCATTTCATGTCGTTGTAAAAATTTGTAATCTTAACCTGTCCCCAGTTCATTGTATAGCTGGATAAAGGATTAAAAAGAAATGCTTCAAAGCCTCGATCATTTAAACTTGTTAAAGGTAACACTTCAATATCTCCACCTCCTTCACTATCTCCTACTGCTAGGTTCCAATCTACAGGCATTGTTATTTCTTTTCCATTTATCTCTAATACAATAGCAGGGCTATTAAAACTTTCTAAAAAGATTAGAGGAATAAAAAAGAAGTCCGGTTCTTTAGGGTTACTATTATCAAGCACACTAAATCGAACATCTTCTTTGAGTTCTTCAGGTAGATTGTTTAATAGAAACGTTTCGTTTTCTAATGTTAATATTCTCATTTATTTTTTCTCATTATTTGTTTGGGAGTAAGTTTGCCAGTATCAGGATCGAGCTTTGTTAGTCTGCAACTAAACAAATTCTTAGGTCCCTTACTCGTTACTATAACAGGTTGGCCTTTTTCGTCTACAGTGATGTCTTTGATCTTAGCACTAACGTTTCTAAAACGTCCGACCAAGACTTCATCTCCGACTTTTATATCTACTGTAAACTTCTTCATTGCCAATCCAACTTCTCTAAGGTGAAAGGATACTCTGCTTCTTTGTAAAACTTTTTACGAGCTGTGAGGTGCCTCTTCGCATACTTGCACGAACTTGTTAAGTCCCATATCTGTACGAAGTCCTTGTCTTCGGCTTTTCTTATGCCTCTACCTATTGATTGAATTACTCTTACAAAAGATTTGCCAGGCTCGATAAGTACGAGATTGAAAATCCTAGGAATGTTAATCCCCACACTAGCGACTCCATATGTCGCGATAAGTACTTTGTTAGTTGCTTCTTTAACTTCATCATATTGCTCTTTACGGTCTTTTAGTTTAACATCACCTTTGATAAAAACAGAATCGGGTATTGCTTCTTGGAGTTGTTCTCCTGCACTAATCCTATCTACTAATATTAAGGTGTTGCCACTATCTTTAATGTTACTACACATCTTGGCCAAGTATTTAACTCTATCTTTATTTGTTACAAGATATTTGAGTTCTTCTTGATAAGAATTGTAAACAGTAGTGTCAAGCAGTTGCACAACGTTTACATGACACTTGGATAGTACACCTTTGTCTTGTAATTCCTTTGCACTGATTTGATTAATTACAGGACCAATACTTGCTAGAATACTTTGAAATTCAAACTGTTCTTTAGGTATAGTTCCTGTTAAGCCCCAACGTATGGGTGCATTTCTTAAGTTTTGTGTTAGTAATTTTTTTAATACTTCTGCCTTTGCTTGATGAACTTCGTCAATGATAATTGTTTCAATGCCATCTAAAAATTCTGCTAGTGTTAATACTGCCTCTCCATTTTTTGTTTTCTTGTCTAGTATGTTTAAACTTTGCCAAGTACAAATTGTGTGTGTTTTGCCTAGTTCTTTTCTGTCTCCAAAATAAACGCCGACGTCTAATCCAACATTTACATAGTCTTCTTCTGTTTGTGTTACAAGTGATTTGTTTGGTACAATAACTAATGTCCTACCTATCTTCTCGCATATATGCGATAGTGTTGCAGTAATAATAGTTTTACCTGCACCAGTGGCAACCTCTTGTAAGCATTGTGGTGTTTCCACAAACTTGTTAATTGTTTCTACTTGATAATCACGTAGTACTATTGGTTCGCCTTCTGCTGGATGTCCTTTTGGCCAAGTCTTACCTTGCCAATAATTTTCATCAACAGCATCAAACGTTAAGTCATGTTTGACTCTTTCATCTTTTATCTCTGCAATTTCAACACCTGCATCTACAAGTGTGTTTACAATGATATCAAGATGATTAACATAACCAGTACCACCAATTCCGAAAAAAGATATATTTCCATCCCATCTCCCTAGTTTGTATTGTGGAAGATAACGTGCATAAGGCACTTGGAATTTTAGCTTGTTAGCTATTTTACGTCTATACTCAACGGGCAGATTTTCTACCTTAACGTTAACTTCATCTTGTATTATTATTCTACAACTTACCATTATATCATTTCTGCTCTTACTGTTCCATAACTATAGTGAGGACTTGTATCCTCGTCGTATTGTATGATAAGATTCTGATTGGCCACATAAGCCTCAATGTTATGAGATATCTTTTTACTGCCTATTGTGAAAATGCCTTTTGGTATCCAACCGCCTTTCAATAAAGGCTTAGGAATCTTATTATTACTAATATACACTATTTTTGTATCTTTGTCAACTATATTATTTAATCCCTGTTCCTTCACATATTGGTTAAATTGTATTGCTTCATTACCTACTTTGCTGTCCAATCTAAATAGAACGGATACTTGTTTGTTGTCGATGTAGTTTCTAACCAAGTTTTGTACCTTAGTTACTTCTCCATAACTTTCTTTTGGGTTTACTAATACTAGCAAAGGATATCTATTCATTTCATCAATGCTTTTCAAAACCTCTTCAAGCGGCCATGTTTTGCTATTAACACAAACAAGGCTTTCTTTTCTGTATACAATTTTTTTAGTTAGTTCACTTTTATCTTTTATGCTTTCTTTTACAGACTCTTCATCGAAGTAGTTGAGTGCATAGAACTTTCTTCTATCATAGTATTGAAATAAGTTTTTATAGTTAGGCTCACCTATCTCATCTAAGCAAATATCTAATCCTGACTGTGGATAGTTTTTAATTTTAAAATTATAAATGCCTGGAACATGATCGTTTGGATTAGCTTTAAACACTTCTAACTGTTTGTATAGTTCTAGTATCTTTGGTTCAATGTCAAAGTTAGCATCTTGAAATTGTCCTGCTATGTTAACAATCTTCCAGATGTATTTTTCTTTAACAGGAAAATAATGTGTATGCTTTGCGTAAAAATAATCTTTATCATTTTTATTTTTTAATTCTTCAACGTGCCTAATTACTTTCTTATTGAAAGGGAATCGAATAGCAATCATTGTCTCGCCTTTCACTTCTTGAAACTTGATCCAATGACTGCTATCGATTTCTCGCAGTGGGGATCTTAATTTTTCCACTGCTTCATGTAGGTCAATATCATGGGCTGTGAATTGATCTACATAGTATTCTACTAGCAACTTCTTCACTAAAGAATACTGTTTTGCAGTAAGAGCCGTGCCTCGGAATACTTGTTTAGCGATGCTAAACATTATATTTGCATTGTCTTCATGCAACTTGAAGTTCTGGATTGTAGATAGCTCAGGATCACTACTATACTTTAGTTCACTGATACCTGCAACTATTTCCAAACAGTCTTCGGTATTGAGGGCTTTTTTTGAAATGGGTCTCTTATGCATAGTATATATTATACGATACTATAGATAAGAAGTCAAGCGATTTAGTGGTTTTCCTTGTGCGATTTCGTCCAATGTCCATTCGGTATACGAAATATCATTCAGCCATTGTGTTCTATCAGGACGTTTTGGCATACCTATTGTGCTATAGTCTTTGTTACCCACAGGCCAAGCTAGGCTACTTGGACCAACAAATACAGGTACACCTTGCATAACTGCGTGTGTGGCCGGGTTACTTGACCAGTTGATTACTGCATAAGCACCTTTACAATCAAAGTCAAAATCATCATAAGTATCTCTTACCTGTATAGGTTGTTCTCTTCTTACGTTTTTGTATTCGTGTTCAATGCCAGGTACAGGACATCTTGGGTGAGGTCTCCATACTATAGGCATATCAGTACGTTCTCTAATTTGTTTGATTGTGTCTAGTAACCAAGTAGACATGGTTGGCATATCTTTCCATTGATTACTCTTATCATGCTGTCCGCAGATTATAATTCTATCGCCACCTAGTGACCAAGGTTTAAGTTTTAGTCCTAGTGTTCTAACCCTAGAACTATCACAGTTGCTACTACCAAAATTAGCATCTCTGTTAATCCCATTGATTCCTACCTTCCATGTTTTGCCTCGAACAAGGCCGCCTACTTCTAATACGATAATTTTTTTATTTAGATTGTGGAAGTCTTCCCAGACCTTTTTGTTAGGAGCCATTCTACCATTCCACAGAACAGACCAAATAACACCAACGTCACAGTCGTAAGAATTATCAACGACCACATGACCATTACTGACAAGACTGTCAGCAAAGGCATCAAATACTGGTTTACTATTTTGTGCACCATACTCTCTAAATAAACTAAACTTCATTCCAATATGTCTCGTTACGTGGTTGTAGCAGATCTCTTTTTCTACTACGTCCTTCCGATTTTCTAACCCCTTTCAAATGGTCAAAGTATTTACCAAGCTCACAGTTAATGAGAGGGTGTCCTTCGCCATTTACTATATGTCCGCTAAAGTCTTTTATATTTCCGTGATGAGGTTTGATCTTTTTTAATACTTCCCAGAACACATAACTATCGTGCCATTCTTCCATATTAAAAATACCATTGCTTTCAGGTTCATCGTATACACGTTGAAACTCTTTTAAGAAAGCATTGGCTCCTTCGGTTCGTAATGTTAAACCATACCAACCACACTCAGGCCATTTTTTATTTCTTCCTAAGAAGTGTAACCATTGTGTTGCAGGTACTAGTATTCTAAACTCCCCGTATGTTATAGGACTATGTACAACTGTGTCTGCGTCCATCCATACAAGAATGTCTGTCTCGGTATCTCTTGCCATTTCAAATACTGCATAAACTTTGTTAGCGAATCGAACGGCATCCCATTTAAACTCTTTGTGATTATCTCTTGGTCTACGTTCTGGCCAAGGACACTTACCATTTGCTTTAGGAACATCTTTCCATATTCTTTTAAATTGTTGTAGTTCAGGAAGTGTTTGTTCAGCATTTCTTACTTCAATTCTTTTATCATTCTCAGGTATTATTGGATTACAATTTTCCGCATACACAACCATTCTAATTTTTGGATCAACATTCTTACTAAAAGAATCTATAAACCGTTGTCCATATTGTTCTAGTCCGGGCTGATGAAATGTTGTAACTACTGTTATTCTCATATCTTTATGTACCTTTTCATATGTTGCCAACATTCTCCACTACGTAAATCTGCAAAACTCCAATGGCATTGTGCAATCTTTCTAATCCACATTTCTCTATCAATTGGTTGTAGTTTTGCCAACTGTGATAAATCTGTATGTGCCACTTCTCCTACTTGACTTGAATTAGGGTCTTCAACAATAATAGGAACACCTTCAATAACACTTGCTACTAGTGGACTACTGTTATAACCTATGGTAACCATGCTCTTTGCTAGGTCATGTTCGATCATTGGTTCAAAACTAATTCTAACATTTTCACCACTAATCTGTTTACAATACTCAGGTGCTTTTTTATCTCCTGGGTGTGGTCTTACTATAATAGGTCTAGTTGTGTGTCGTCTTATTTCTGCAATTTTAGTGTTAGCCCAAACAACAACATCTTTACCTTTCATGCTCCATCCACCATTACGTTGTAAACATAATAGTACAAATTCTCTTTCATTAATGGTCCAAGGTTTAAGTTCTACACCTAAGTCTCTTTTAATCTTGTTCCACTGATGGTCAGTAGGGGTATCGTTACAATAGTTTCCTGTGTCGTTAAACACCCCATTGATACTGTATCTTAAGTAATGATATGGTTCGTTTTGTTTTGCTTTATATAAAAAAAGATTACTGTCTGCTGTAATGAATGCTTTGTTGCGTGTATTCATTGTAATATTTCTACGTAAGTTAATGTGCGGAACGTGAGCACTATTATCATGTAAGAAGCCTTGCATCATAGCTACTTCGCAGTCTAGCATTTCATAACCATCATATACCAAACCGTTGTCACCACACATTCTAACACCTTCAACAAAGTTTTTAATGATGTCTAACTTATGGTTGGGTTTGTTAGGCTTGAGTGCTTTTCCTGGTGGTATAACTTTAGTGTATCCTATTACTCGCACGTTAACGTCCTCCATGCATAGCCACTTAACATTTCGTCATATGTGAACTGATTGTTACTTAGATATCTGCAAAGGTACGTTAATGTTTTTCTTCCAGGATGTTTTACAAATTCAATTCTGGATAATGAAGTTTCTGCAATATCTTGGGCACAGTTAGGACCCAATACGATAGCAGGTTTACCATACATCATTGCCTCTAATGCCGCAATACTATTGTAAGTTACTAAACAATGTACATTATCTTCTAATGCTTGTTCCATAGTATTAACGGAAACCCTATCTTCTCTACTTGGTTTCCTACGTAATTCGATTGGTCTTGAAGTGTGTTTTTTAATTTCTAATATTGTGCTATTGATCCATTCGTCTAAGTTTTGATCAAAGTATTTCATTACCTTTTCACTAGGTGGAACAATTAAAACTTTTCTTCCTGGATAAGCATCTTTAAATGGTTGTGCTATTTGTTTAAAACGTTCACCGCCATACGCATTAGGATTTTCATCTCTGTCTGGCATATGAAGATTTTGTAATGCATTCTTTACAATTCTGTGATAAGTTTTCTTACCATTTGGATTACGTGGACTAGGATTATTACCCATATAACCTGTGTCCATAAAGTAAAAGTCTTTGCCACGTGCAATACATTCTTTAATAAGTTTTTGTTTACCTAGTCCTCTTACTAAGAATGGTGCAGGGCTATCCCAATAATCATTTACGTCATCTGCCCTAATATATTTTCCGCCACTACCTAGTGCCATTGCCATAATAAAGGAATCAACAATACCAAATGATCCTTTTACTTTCTTTTCAACTTTTTTAATTCCGCTGTCAATACATATAACCTTAGGATTTTTTATATCTTCAAATACTTTTTGTACAGATTCAATGGCGTGCCTATTGTCGTGTGTAGCAACTCCATACAGTATGTTATCTATTAATTCTTTCATCTCTGGTGTAAGTACCCTAGGATCCCAAGTGCCATAACTATCACTCATCCTTATTCTCCATCATATCAGAAAGAACATCTTTCCAAGTTTGATGGAATTCGCAATTTCTATAATTTTTAAACCAAGGTCCACCTTCCGTGTAATGTAATGCACGTGGTGTACCATCTTCTTTTTGTTCTTGGTCCATAGTTCCATCAGCTGTATAGTGTCCTACTAAGAAGTTCCAATCAACTGGTAATGATCCAATTTCTTCCTCTTTCAACCAAGCAAATCTATGAAAGAACTTTCCATCATAGTTTGGATTGTTAACCATGTCTACTGTAATCTTTTGATTACTTGGATGTCCGCAGTTCCATAATACTACACTTGACCAATTCTTTCTTGGGTATTGTGTTTGTATTTGTCCGTCCATCTTAGTTCCTGGTTTAGGATTGTAATCATGTTGTACACACATAACAGCATACTTGTCATCTGCTAATGCAAATAAGTTATCCACATCTTCTAGAAAAACAATATCACTATCAATGAATAATGCCCAACCTTCATAGTTCATAAGGTGTGGAATTAAAAATCTTGTAAATGTAAATTCTGTACTTGCAAGTTTATCTTCGCCTCTCCAGTACAACATCTTATCTCTTAATTCTTTTTGTTTTAATGGAATAACTTCTGTACCTTTGTTATGTTGCCATATACTATGCTCACAAACTTGGTACGCAATATCTTCTCTTGTGTCATAGCCGACAAATACTTTATTGCTCATGGTCTCTCTTTCATCACATAAATTGCAGTTCTATCAATAGTATGTATCTTCAGAGAGTTACCAAATACTTCATTAAAGGCTTTTTTACTTCCTTGCCAAGAATAATAATCGTCCAAAACCATTATGCCACCTACCTGTAATCTAGGCCACAGTTGCAATATTTCTGTTAGTGTAGACTCATACCAGTCTGTATCTAGTCTTAAAAAAGCAATATTATCTGGTAAGTTTTTTGGATCTTTTAGTGTTTGATTACAATCGCCTTTGATATATTTTATTTGTTTTTGTGGCATATTAAAGTTATGTAAGTTATTAACAACCTCACTTAACTCTGACCTGCACCATTTATTGTATCCTTGTTTTGCCTTTGTGCTTCTATATGCATAACCAAGAGTACCGTCGTGATTAACTTTATAATCTTCCATTGTTGGTTCAGTCATACCTTCAAAGGTATCGTATAACCAAAAATTTCTTTTAGTATTTTTATTAGCTAACCAAGACATAATGATATGTCCGCCCTTCCATACTCCACACTCTACAATGTCTCCTGTGATGCCTCTTGCATCTAAGTCTTGTATGGTTGTGTATGTATGTGCTAGTCTAGTGCCACTAGTCATTGAATATGGTTTAGCTTTTAATACTTGTTCAAGTACGTAAGGATTTATGTCTTTTAATTCTTCTTGTATGTCAGGCATCTTTTCTTTCTATATCTTCTTCAATACATTCTTCTCCATATTGAACTTCTAATATATGACAAGGTTCGTCTTGTCCGTTAATACCTTTGTGCCAAGTTTCCTTACCAATCGAGTATCCAGGACTGTGTGCTTCTAATAATTTTTCTTGTATTCCTGCAGGTCCATCTGTAATAATATTACAAGTTCCTTTAAGCACGTACCAATGTTCTGAACGTTTAAAATGCCTTTGCATACTTAAACTGCTCTTAGGATTTATAACAAGTTCTTTTACCTTGTATCCGGGTTTATCATCTAGCACTCTATACCAACCCCAGTTACGTTGTGTCTTTGGGTGTTTGTATTCTTCTAGTATCCAACTGCTTGAGTTTTGTTTATGAGTACCACCTACACCAAATGCAAACTCAACCTTGTCGTGCCAAGTTTTCATTTCTGGTATGTTCTTATCTGTTCTATCTCCACCATTGGCAAATATTACATCATGCCCATACCCTGATGTAGCCATCAGTTTAAATATTGCACCAGAGGCAGAATCATCACTGTCGTCCCAAGTAAGAACGTCATCTACCATTTTCAAATTTCTAATAATTTCTACACGTTCTTGGATTGGCATAAAGGGTTTACCTTTTTTACGTGTAAGCCATTCGTCGCTATTAAGCCCGACGACTAATTTGTCGCCGAGCTTTTTTGCTTCTTTAAAATAAGATATGTGTCCCGAGTGTAGTGGATCAAAGCCACCTGTAACTAATACAACTTTCATAGTTGTATTTAGACTTTATCTTGCGTCTGCTTCGATGAATTGAACCATTGTCTCTGGGTCAGTACAAGTGTAAGGATCATCGTCCTCACCTTTGTGATTGAATCCAGGTTCAACAAATGCTTCTTGAACTATTCCGTTTACTGCATACAAAGAATAACGCCAGCTTCTATTTGCAAAGCCTTTGTTTCTTTTTGTACATAACATTCCCATTGAATCAGTAAAGTCTCCGTTACCGTCTGCTAACAGTTTTACTTTTTCAATGCCTAGCTCTTTAGCCCAAGCATTCATTACAAAACCGTCGTTTACTGATACACAATACACTTCGTCCACACCAGCCGCCTTAAATCTATCATACATTTCTTCATATGCAGGTAACTGTTTTGTTGAACAAGTAGGTGTAAATGCACCCGGTAAACTAAACAGAACAACTTTCTTATCTGCGAAAAGTTCATTAGAAGTTTGTTTAACAAACTCGCCGGCCATTCTCTGTACAAAACATTCATCTGGAATCATATCCCATTTTTGAATCTTCTGTCTAGAACCCGGTAAGTCAGTTCTCTCCATATGATTTATTGTAGGTCTAGTATTGCCACCGTACTGTTTGGCAACCTGACCTGGCTGTGTTTCACTCATCTTCATAAGTGTATTCTCCTAGTTATATTAATTTGGAACTTATAGACTTGCGTCTTCCATTCCTGCAACTCGTAACTTGACTATGTTAGTAAGTTGCCATTGTTTTTGATCTAATGCCTTAGTTACGCCTAACCATTTATTACGCATAAGAGCAAATTCGTTAATAATCTTTTCGTAGTCAACAACGTCTGCTTCACCGTCAACATACTTTTCTACATCTCTGCTACTCAATGCTCTTTGGTAATTCTCTAGATACTTCTTAAAGAAAGAACTTCGTAAACGTCTTAGTTCGATGTTTAGGTATTCTAAAATTGCCTCAAGTTCCTGCAACTGATTAAAACGTTGCTCAACAATACCAGGCATCTCTGCCGCGGCTCTTTCTACATTACCTTTAATACGAATTTGTGTCTTTGCTTCAACTAATTCGTCTTCAAAATATTGTATTGCCTTTGGGATATTGTTAATATCTTTTGCAATATCAGAATACCAACCCATTAATAATCCTCATCAATTTCGTCATCGTAATCGACATCTTCTTCCAAATAATACCCAATAGCTTTATCTAAATCGTGATCTGAACCTAAAGCATCTCTAAATGCTTCATCTTCTGTACCAAAGTCTGCACACAGATCAACATATTTTTCTGCTACAGTTTCTAGGTGCTTCTTATCAAGATACTCTTTAAATACTTGCCAAGTCTCTACTATCTGTGTTCCGTCCATAATATTTTTACTCCTCAGGGTTACTATCTTCTACAATTCCAGCTTCGTCTGTAACATCGGCTGTCTCGGTGAAGTTACTCATAATTATGTCTAACTTTTCACCACCCCAGTCTTTTCGATATTCAAGATGTTCAGCACCTTTGCTGTCAACGTATTTAAGTCTATTTCCCTGTTGAGTAAGTAGTCCCTTTTTCTCAAACAAGTCAACCAATCCACTGTATGGATTCATACCTGTTTCATAAGGAATCTTAACCTGTACGCCTTCAAACGGTTTTGCATATCTAGTTTTCATAACTTTACAACCCGCTCTAATACCACGTACATCAGTTACTTTCTTACCATCTTCGTCCTCTTTTAGTTTCAATTTCTTCATTGCTACTACAATCGAACTTGCATAGATAAATCCTTGTCCACCTGATATTTTATCATCTGGATCAAACATATCTTG